CAGAAAGACAATCGCACCGCTCAACGTCGAGCTGGTCATATCGATCACATCAGTCCCGAGCCTCCTCCCTCCCAGAGTCGAGCGGGTAAAATCAATATTCTCGACCACAGTGCATTGATCCTCACCCAGAGCATTGGGGTTGTCGAAATCATTCAACCCCCCTCTCAAATTCTGGATGTAAAGTTCAGCAGGTATCTTGCCCATGTTAATACCAATTACTCACGCCATACCAAGGACCAATCCACCACTGATCCCCTTGGCTCTGCTCAAGATAAGCTGACTTGGCGATGAAATATCTCAGCTCTCTCTTCCTCTCCTGATAGGCCTTCTCATACTTCTCGGCCATCTTATACTTTTCCATCTTCTCCAACTCATCACTCAATGCCCCGAACTCCAGCACGTCATGAAAATCCTCTGGAAAAGCTGGCACATCAGCATCAGCGGTCATATCTGTCCCTGTCAGCATCCCGTCAATTTGCAGTGCATAAATAGCATCAGGCTTGGGGTGAATGTAAATCGTCACCGTGGCAGCATTGAACTTCTGCACCACAAACCTTTCAGGAGGCCCAGACAAACTAGAGTCAGCATCAATCAACCTGATCTGATCCATGCTCATCTCTTCCAGCACTCGATTCCCTGCCGGATAAATGACCGTATAAGGCTTGATCAAAGTCGCAGGAGAGTAAGTAAAGGTCCCGACTATAGTGTTCACACTAACTGTCCCTCGTCTCACTCTCCCCAAACTGATACTCGTCGCCAGCCTCCTATAGCGTTCGTTGATGAAATCCTTGATCCGTGTGCGGGCGGCACTTTCGGAAAGGTTGAGCCGTCCCATCACACGATCTTGCAATTGTTTGAATGTCACGGCTCTCTCCTAACTAAACAGCTTCGTCCTCGCTGAAATCCCCTCGTCTCTTAGCAGCTTCCTTCTGCTTTCTCTCCTCGATGCAATACTTCAAAATGTCATCAATGTGAGGGAACTTCATATACATCTCAATCCGGTCCTGCAACTTGGCATTGCTCCAAGTGATATTCAGCTCCCCGTTATTGAGCCTCTGAACCTCGATCTTCCTGCCAAAATACCTGCCCGGTTTGATCTGATTGAAAAGATCAATCGTGGCTTCGGTCATCATGATCGGATTGAGATAATACCCATGCTGAAACACTTCCTGCTTCAGCTTGATCCTATCCCTCTTCCCTTCAGGATTCCACGGTGTCACTGGCTTGATCTCATTCATCGTGAGCTGACGAGTGGCCCCCTGCTGCTCCACCAGCAACTTGACCGCTGTAGCCACATCAACCAAAGCCTTGGTATGCATAGCCTGAATCTGCTTGTCATCCAAAACCTGCTGCTCTGGCTCTTTCCCAATGAGCTGATCTTCCGGTTCACCCTGCAAAATTTCCGCTTCCAAATCCCTGACCTTGATATTGGGCACTTCTGGTTGTTCCATTACTGACTCCTATGATGGAGATGAAATTGGGGATTTTGGACTCCCAACTTCTGTGTGACTTACTAACCGAATCCTGTGCTCTAACAAAAAGAGCGCCTGGACATAGACTAGTATATCCAGACGCCCATCCGTCTCTCTCCAGAGCTGTTAGATGCCCTGAATATAACAAACCTGCGGTGACGCTGCACTGACCAACACAGTCGCAGCAAGATCCGCTGTATCTGTCGCTGCTGTGGTTGCCAGTGTGCCTGCTGTGCCACTCGACGCCAACCCGATATTCGCTGCAACCGATCCTGTGGTCTTCACACTTCCAATTCCTCGCCTCAGAACGAACCCGAATTCGCCTGAAGCAAAAGCTGTGAGCGCAACACCAACAACCGTCTGCAATGTTGCTGATGTAGGCCTAACATCGTCAAATCCCAGAGCCGAGCCCTGAAACCTGACAGCATCCCCCGCAGCAATTGCTGCTCCGGCCTTGACATATCGGTATTCATTACCCAATTTGTCATAGGCTAGAGCCCCGAGCTGGGCCTTTGCAGTGGTAGTCCGATCTTCGGAGTTACCAGCTTCATATGCTCCCCCGAGTCCTGTAAGCTGTGCCATTTTATTGTCCTCTTACCTAAAGTAAATATTCCAGAAAATAGAAGGGAGGCCAAAGACCCCCCTCGCTATTAGACTTCTGTCAGAATCGCATTCCGAGACTTCATGGTCACAATCAACTGTGCCATCGAATGAATGAAGAAGCGATAACCCTGAGCATTGTTGATCTCCTGAGTATCACCCTTCTGCCTCATGGCCCCTTCGAAATACTTCAGCCCAACACCCTTGTTGGAGAGGAAGTAGATTCGATTGTTGCCGAACTGCGAATAGATGTATCGTGCAGACTTGTAAGCCAGAGTCTTAAACCCAGCCTTCAAATCCTGAGAGTCAACCCACCGCTGAAGGGGCTGCTGTGTGCCTTCAAATGTCCCCTGTGTCTCGGCATCCGAAACAATCAGAGAAGGCCCCTGCCCGCCTGTTCCCTTCTGGGCCGTGTTGAACGCAATCGCCATCTTCGCGATCAGGTCTGTGCCTGCCGCAGCATAGGTGCCGGTAAAATGCCTCCACCACAGCTCCACCGCAGCATTGATCCCTCCAACTGTGCCCTGACCGGAATCAGGAATCTGAGTCTGGAGGCCCAAAAATGCAGCATTGCTTACCGCAAAGATGTTCTGCTCGAAAAGGTCATCGTGAGAGGCCAGAGCGTTTGTCAGCAAATTACTGACAAAGTTGATCTTCTGGTTCTCTGTAGGGTTCTTGCTCTCGTCTGCCTTAGACCACACAACCGGAATCGACACCTGAGCGGGGTCGTAGATCGCGGCAGTCACAACGTCTGTCTTGCCCATGACCAATGGATCAAGGTCAAGCAGGTTGAATTCCGCGCCTGGATTCCGGCGATAGTCGAGCGGTGCCTCAATCTGAGGACCACCGGGAATAGACTCAACCATACCTTGCCGCTTCATCTCGCGGATCATGGCTGACTCTTCCCACTGATTGGCAGGCTTTTTGCGCTCTGCTACAACAGCGTTATAGCTGGAGGCAACGATCTGTGAAATCGTTAGTGCCATTGAAATTTCCTCACTAGAAATGCCTCCGAATACACTTCGGGGGCTGTTTTTGGTTCAGCGTATTTGCTTCCGCTCTGCCTGAACCCGTATCGCTGGGTTGCGAATCAGTGAGTCGTTGAAGGTGTTGAATCGGGTATCGGGCGAATCAACGTGCCCGTGACTAAAATGGTATAGTCTTTGCATTAGGTTTGTCAACAGGGCCACTTTAGCTCAGCAGGCAGAGCTGCTGATTTGTAATCAGCCGGTCGGGGGTTCGATCCCCTCAGGTGGCTCCATAATTTTGAGATTCCCCTAAACAAAGCCATTGCTAAGCTTGGAGAGCGGTCCTTCATAGTAGCTCTGATGGATAGCCTCAAGGGGATAGCGGGGAGGAGAGCCTACTACTAGAACTTTCCCCCCGCGTTTTTTGTGAGATAGCTCAGCGGTAGAGCGCATGACTGTTAATCATGTAGTCGCTGGTTCGATCCCAGCTCTCACAGCCATTTTGAGTTTAGGCAGCAAGGGGAGAGAGGCCCGTAGAATTGATGGGTGTCGAGATCGACTGTATGACGATACAGTGCCCCATAAGCATCAAAGGTGAGGCTCCCTGTAGGTCGCTCCTATCTGCCCAAAGTTTTTGGAGAATTAGCCGAGCGGTAAGGCATTCGCTTTGGGAGCGAAGGATCGGGAGTTCAAACCTTTCATTCTCCACCAATTTGTGAGGGAGTAAGATAAAGGCAATCGGCGGATCTCCAAAATCTTGCAATCAGGGTTCGAATCCTTGCTCCTTCGCCAGTTCATTATTAATGAACACTTCAAATTGCTGAAATGCGTAAACAAAGTGCGTAAACCTCAAATCGACAACAAGGCCCTCACCAAGCGTCAGCGTGCCAATATCGATCGCTTTAAGGCTCAGAGCACCAAGGTGCCTGAACGCTATCGAGAGGAGGCCAATAAACCTGCCGAAAGCTGGTGGATCAAGCCCAACTTCTCTGTCAATGCCAAGAGTGAGCACAAGCGCATGAAAGGCTCAAAGTTCGGCCAGCAGTGGATAAGCCCTCTCAAGCAAACCGACTAAAAGCCCTAAAACCACCTACTCGTATGTTTACTTTTGTCTGAGCCCTTCTCAGGCTTGTGCTCTACGTGGTTCTCATACCCCATCTGAGCCATTCTCCTCTTCAGTTCACTCTTGCTATAGACCTTTGCTGGACTCCCATCAGGATTGGTTAGAACGTGATCCACAACCAACCCGCCAGGAATACTATCACTGACAACAGCACTTGGTTTGTATAGTCTCTCAACAGATCCTCCACAACCCTTACAACGAACGCTATTCCTAGCAGCAACAGTTGAAAAATGTTCAAACTCGGTAGCACAAGCATCGCACCTGAAATCATATAAAGGCATTAGTAATCCACCGCGAGAATATGTAAAAACTCTCCATTCGTCCCGAGCACCCAGAAATTCCCCATCTTGATCGGGCTCCTGAACCTCTCCAGACTCCCTCCCGCAAACTCCCCCGGATTGAAAGGTGCCTGAGGAACGCTACTCACTGGAATCTCCAGCCTCACTCCATAGTTCGTGCTGGTCAACGTAGCACTCCCACCGATGAAGATCAGGTTCGCATTGCTCCCTCTCGGGCTCAACCAGACCGCTGAGAGCTGCCTGTCCTCATCCCCTCCCAGCGCACTCGAAAGCTGCTGTGCCGCCCCATTCAACGTCAACACATAATGTCTAGTCATCCTTAGTCACCATTCCATAACTATACCGATACCGATATCTTCCCACATGAAGCTGAGGGATCTGATCTCCTCCAACCACAGTCAACCCTGCACCTGTTGAAAAAACAACTGTCTGACTGCCTGTGAGCACTGTAGTCGTGGTCGATTTGGTTGCAGCAGGGGCACTGAACACAATCGTATTTGCCCCCTGAAGCAGAGTCTTTGCAGTCGTCCTCACACTCCCCAAGTTGGTAAACGTCACCACTGGAGTCCCTGCTGATCTTACCGCTGTCGGCACGGTCACAATTGCTGGAGCACTGAACGTCACTGTAGGAGCATTCTGAACCCTCGTCACCGCTGCTAGTCTCACCAAAGCCGGATTGGTGAAGGTAATGGTAGGTGCCCCTGCCACTGCGGTCCTTACCGCTGTCGTAGTCACTGCCCCTACTGTAAAGGTCACAAAGGGAGCCCCAGCCTCAATGTCCTGATTCCCTCCCCCTGTGTTAACCGCTTGGGTTGGGGCACTGATCACCAATGTAGGTGCTCCAGCGGTCCTCGTAACAGCAGCCGTCCTTACCGCTGTTGGAGCACTGAATGTCACCAATCCAGCTCCCTGAAGGAGTGAAATCGTCGCCAATCTCACTACTGAAGGAGCAGTGAGAATCATCGTAGGGGGATTGGCAACCCTCGTCACTCCACCTGGAATTGTAGTGAGAGAAGGAGCTGTGACTATAACTGTCGGAGTCCCTGCAACTCTTGTGCTGTTCCCTGGCACTGTAGTAACCGCCCCTGCTGTAATCGTCGCCGTCAGCGTGCCTGTCACCCTAGTGATCGTGGCCAGCCTAGTCACAGCAGGATTGGTAATTGTAACTACAAGAGTCCCCGTTACTGCGGTCGAAACTCCAGCCACTCTTGTCGCTGCTGGAGTCGAAAATGTAACAGTCGGAGTCCCTGCAACCAGAGTGGTCGCATTGTCAACAGGGAGAATCAGCCCCCGTGGAGGGGGCCTTCTATACGGTCTACGATAGACGTAGCTATTAGCCAAGTTCCTCGATCCAGAAAGTCGCTCGAATGGTCACAGCATCAGCAGGAGCACTCGATCTCACTACCAACCTCTCACCATTGACCGCTTCTGGAGCCTCTTCGGGAGCAAACGCCAAATCTCTCCCAGCTCGTGTGTTCCATGCATCCTCAACCAGATTGATCGGAGTGCCGGTGGAGGCAATGGTTGTGTTCATTGTCTCTGCCGTATAACCCGCTGCTGGAGTCACTGAATTCAGAGGCCCCCCATCGGGAGTCGTATCTCCACCTGAACCACTCGTAGCATGACCCCTCACAACCGTCATTGCCAACTGCTCTTCTTCAGTCGTTGGCTCAGTTGTTTGAGCAATCACAATCCTTCGCAGTCTGATCGGCTTGGCAGTCGCAGGAACGATCTCCAGAAAGTCAAAAGCCGTCGCAGGACTGGCCACTCCAGAAATCGTCACCGTATACATTCGTCCTTGCATCTTATCTCCTCAATCTCGCAAACTGCCCTTGTGACGCTCTTCCCGGTAGCCAAGCAGCCGCTACTACTGGAGCTGCTGGGTGAACTGCAACTACCCATGCTGACCAATTGCCAGAAGCACTGATAGTCCACGAACCCGCATCTTCACTTGCCGCATTATTAGTGCGAGTAATCAATGCTACTCGACAGTTGGTTGTGACTGCTCCAGCCGTGCCACTGTCCCCGCCAATCTTATTCGAGGAGTAGTTGGTCGGGTTCGCTGCCGGTGGACTGACCTGTTCACCCTCATGAGTATTGACGAAAATCCACAGGTAATCCTTCGCCCCGCCTGTTGGTGTGCAGGTAGTTGGATTAGGGAGTGCATCTGTGCCAATCGCCACGGTTGAAAGTTCAGGCAACTGAATCGCAGGGACTTCAGCTCCGTTGATTTGATAAGCCGATCCTGCAAACTTACCATTCCCGCTCCCCAGAACAACAGTCCCTCCCTCGCCCCCGTTTGACAGCTTGCACGCGAAACTGGAATGACCCGAATCCGCGTCAGGACTCCCCTCAAACAGTGGTGGAGTCCAGCCTACTGGCCACGTAATCGTCCCCGCAACTTCAGTTCTGATCACCGCGAAGATTAAATTACCTGATACAAGAGATCCGGGTAAATTGATCGCTGGAGTGGCAGTTGCAGTGGTGCCATCAGTAATTGCTGTAGTAACTACAGTCGGGAACGCCATCTCCTACTCCTCCAACAGACCTTCCCTCTTCAACCGCTTATACTCTTCCACACTCAGCCCTCGCTGACACGCTGGACATTCCACCGGCTGGGTCTTCCAACCTCTCTCCTCTGCCAGTCCATCCCATGTCAAATCACTCGACTTGATCTTAGAATGTCCCTTCCTCAACGACTCGATCCCATAGGCCACAAAATTACTCGGCCCATTACTCCTGTCCTCTCGTGCCCTGATCTTCAACTCAGCCCCACACCTGCAAGTCCACACCTTCACATACTGAAAGGGCTTTGAAATCCCTTCCACTACTTCCTTGGGAAGAGCAAAACTCCTTCTCATATACCGCTCTTCGGGATGTGCGGCCTGTTTCTTGAAACCCTTCAAAAAATCCATCATTCTATGCACCCTTCAAAAGTCCACCGTTAGCCGGTGTTGCCCACTGTAATGTCACATCTCCACCATTGGTCGGAGTATCGGTAATGTCATACCCCGCATACACCGGAGCCGTGCCATCAGCTCCCGTATGCCTGAACAACACTCCCCATCCAATGGTCTGCCCTGCTGCCAGTGCTGCAAACAACGCATCAGTCGCATCCAGATAGGCAAAGTCATTGGTATCGTCCTCAGTGACCGTCTCTCCAGCCAGAGTATGTCTCGCATACCCTCCAACCGATAGTTCATTTGCCACGATATCGCTGACAAAATTCGTATCTGCTGTGACCGATCCAGCCGTGGTCAGGAGTAGAATCCTCAAATCTGCTGCATCAAGGTTCGCATCCCCTGTAAACAACTCAAACTTACACTTGTTGGTAACAATATCAGCCATTTATCCTCCACCACGCCTGAATCTTACTATCCCGGTTCCTAGAGGGGGGTCAGGTGGACCTTCCTCCAGATTACCACCACTCCAATTGTTGAGTGACGAAGCAGCTCCATAAAAGCATAGCCCCGCTGAGCCCGAAGTCAACTGACCACCTGTTGCTTGATCAATTCCAATCTGCACATCGTTCTTGAAAGCCTTCAGGTTTGATCCTGCAACCTCCAAGCTCATGACATCTCCCGCAGTGAAGGTTGTTGCAATGTCCTGCAATACTTCAAGCGAACCACCAATGAACTTGCCAATAAAAGTATGCCCACTCCCACTCAAACCGTCGGTGCTCAAAAAGTAACTGTTATGCGATGCTCCTGAACCGCTAATCCTAACCGCAACCCTGACCGCATTAGTGGTATCAGCAACAAATCCTATTGTAGCTTCTGAGAACTGATCATCATTGAAGCTGAATTGGTTCCAAGCCGCACAGTCGAAGTTAGACCCAACTCCCACCGCAAAGTTACTGGCAATCGCATACGGGCTGGAAGTGCCAAGCTGTGTCCACCACGGGCCTAAGGTTGGCCAATTAGCCCTGTCGAAGTTATCAGACTCATCAATGTTGGCCGCAAGGAAAAGGACGTTGAGTATGTCTGTGCCTTGCAGCGTGCCATCAGTAGCCGTGCCTGTGATGACATTCACGCCAGATGAGAGTGAAATGCTGGAGCATGAGAAGTTAGGCGGCGAAGCAAACGAGCACGAGCCTGACGGACCACGATCACTGGAGTAGCTGACCGAGTTAACAGACACATCATCAGTAGCCGTGCCGGTGATTGTGACCGAGGACGTGAGTGTGTCGTAGTGATCGCCGCTCGTTGGTGACGTGATGATGACGACTGGGCTCTCGGGCACGGCACCGCTCAGCAAAGGATGAGGATAGGCCAGAGGCGTGTAGAACAGCGTCCAAGTGTTCGTCGCGGTGCATTTGTAAAGCCTTCCATCAGGGGTTGCCCCGTTGGTCGAGTCCCATTCGCCTTCATTAGTCGCCCAATACGAAACCCCTGTCGTGCAGGTTGCGGGGCGAGAGGCGATGACTCCCCTACCAACTCCTACCGTGCCATTGAACGACGTGGCTTGGTTGTAGTATTCACGGTTCTCGACCGTCGCCCCCGAGCCATGAACCACGGATGCGCTCTGGAGGGAACCATTATAGATATTGTTGAAGATGTAGACCGGCTCAAGGGCTTCTGTGAATGAGCCTGGGGTTGGGTTCACGCCGCTGATCATGGTGCTCTGCTGACCGGAGCCTACCTGATCCATGCAGCGGTAGCCGGATGCTTCTGCGTTCTGATCGAAGGGAGAGCGTAGTGTCAAGGTGCCTGATGCATTCGCAGCAGGAGTTCCCGGCATCGTGTAAGTGATGGTAGTGCTGGTTGGCGTATCGTCAACCTGAAACACCCCGTTATAGAGAGAGTCTGATGCGCCTCGCACTTCGATCCACGGTCTGCTGGACTGGGCGAACACGGCACCATCGCACGAGAGCCCCGAGCGCGCACATCTCCAATGTCCAGTGCCGTCTCCACCATCGGTCGTGAGGGTCGCAGTGGTGCCAGAGCGGGTAATAGAGCTGACGGGTAGAATGCTGCATCGACTCCAAGGCCAATAAGAGGCCCTTACCCCGCCTGTCGGAGCTGGATTGTTCCGGTAGCTCGACATGCTGAAGATTTTGTTCGCGCCTCCTCCTCCCGTGACTGACACGGTGTTGTCGAACACGAGCCCCGTGCCGCCGCGAGTGCCGAACACTCCATCTACGAAGACATCGTTGATGATGGTATTGCGGTAATACTCCCATTGGCGTGCGCTGCGGAAGCGCCCACCGGAATCTAGGCCGTGGTTGCCGGTCTGGGTGTTGCGGATCTCGTTGAACCGCCACACGACGCGCAAGCCGCTCCAGCCATCGCCGAGGAAGGCCAGTCCCGCGAGTCCGGTGTTGTCGATGAAGACGTTGTTCTCGAAGACGAAAGCTTGATCGGTGCCCAGCGAGGAGGGCTCTGACCACGACTTGTCACCACACCCTCCACATCCTGTTCCACCGACACCGCTGTGATCCCCCCAATTCTCGTGCTCAACTCGCATGGACACGCCGAAAAAGCCGTTGTGGGTCAGGGCACCGTTAGCGTAGACCCCGCGCACATAGCCGGTAGCGCGGAAACCTTCTTGGCGAGTCTGGACGATGTGGACGCCGAGGATGACGACGCGCCCGCTGTTGCCGCTCAGTCGCAGCATGGGGACTTGGTTGCCTCCCTCACCCCCAGATCCTCCATTTAAAGTCAGATTTGCTAGCTTGGTAAAACCGGCAGGAGTATTTCCCGTGCTCTTGGTGTTCCAATCGATCATCGGTTGCAGGACACCCCCGACTGGAACCTCTGTGCTGGTGATGACTGTGCTGGTCATTCCGGCGCCTTGGATCGTGATCGACTTGTTAACGAAGATGCCAGAGGACCAATTCACGGCGCAGGTGGGGAGATTGATCGTATCCCCGTCAACCGCCGATGAAACAGCACTGGCGAGGGTGCTTTGATTACAATTCGCAAGATTGAAGATCGTGCGCCTCGTGCTGACCTTGGTAGGAACAATCACTGCAAGAGCAAGGAGAACTAAAAGAACCCTGAAACGTCTCATTACTTTCCACCTACCCCTAGCAACAGAAGCCTCTTACCTTTTGTGCCTCCAACTGGAGCCTCAATATCGAAAGCTGAGAAGTTATCGAAGTGCATCCCGCCGATGTTAGTCTCTCGGTAGCTGTTCAAACCTGCAAACCCTGCTGCTGTAATTGCATTATCCGCCGAAGAAGCTACTTCAACTTCGTCCACAAAACAGGTCTTGAGCGCATCAGTTATCTCCAACCTGATGGTATAAGTATTCCCTGAACTGATACTTGCCGCTTCTCCATCCAACCCTGTAAAGGTCCCCGCCACAGCTTTATAAAGGGTCCATTCATTCTCAAATCCGTTGTAGGCACAAGCATAGTAAGTCTCTGCTGCCGAAGCCGCTCTTCCAGACACTCCCAGAGAATAATCCGCAACGCTCCCTGAATGGAAAACGAGATCGACCTGGACGTTATACTCAGCACTGTTCGGAGCTTGATCATTGAAAACCGTGCAGCCGTTCAGATCGCTGAGATGGTAAATGTCATCGTGATCGCTTACTGGCAATTGGGAGAAACAAACAGAGCCATTAGTCCACACTCCACCACTGTCAGGCGTGTGATCCACAATGTTCACATTATCTGCATCGGTAAAAGTGTCATTCACAAACACCGCTGCATACAACACCCCTACCCAACTGATCAGGATCAGTGGGAGGAGAAGTTTCCTGAGCCTGTTCATTACTTCACCTTGCATCCAGTGGCCGAGATAATGATGCTTGTAGCTGCTGCTGAGGGATCAAAGGCAATCGGTGTGTTGGCAGTTCCATAACGAGGCACTGTGAAATTCATCGTCACACCACCATGCGTGTTATCTGTGGAGGCAGGAACCGGGAAGGTATAAAGCACCGACCCCGCAGTTCCATCTCTCATATCCACTGTCACAGGAGTCGTTGATGTATTTACAATCGTTACATTTCTGACTTCATTGAAAATGCTTGCTCCCTGTGCCGCAAAGCCTGTTGCTGCGGTGCTCGATCCATCAGTAATGGTTGTCACCCCTCCAACCGCTGCTGACCTGTCACACCCAATGATCTGAATTGCCCTTCCATTCAAATCCCCAACCGCTCTCACCGCATCGCCATCAGCAACAGGCGTATTGGCACTCAGATCACTCACCGCTTCCAACATCTTTACCGGGCCAGACGCACAGACCGCAGAATCGTGGGTGCAATCGCTAGCAAGATTAAGGAAGCTTGATCCGTCTGAGAAACGCACTGCTACAGGAGCAGTCGCCGCCACTCCCCACTCAGCCCCATCACTTTCTCTCCTCAGGCTCATGTGCAATGCTCTCCGTTGAGTCATGGCAAACGCTCCTGAATCGTTGTCATCAACTGTGTCTAGTGCAGTCCTGAATATGCCGCCAACAGGAGTCAAGGAAGTTACCGCGACAGTGAAGGGCGCATCGTCAACAATATTCGCTCCTCCTCCCGCTCCTGTCACCACATTGACTCTCAGTGCATTGTTGGTTTCATCCATCGCACTATCCCCGGCCAGATCCCTCAGCGCAGAATTGAACAGCCCAATCCTCGTCACCCATCCAAGCTGCACATCGTTATCTGCGGAGACTGCCGTCGGCACCGCTGTGGAGGCTCGATAACTAGACGGCACCGGATTCCCGCTGACTGCTCCATCTACCGCCACTGTGCCAACAACCTGAGCATTCAAATTCGCTGCTGTCGCCTGTGACGCGATGATTGTTCCTGTGGAATCATTGGCTACTGTGACCCTCAAAGCCCCTGTGCCAGAAGCTCCATTACCAGTTAGACACGTAACTCCCGCACACTGTGCGAGATTGAAGGGTTCATTGTCAGGAAAGGTGCCGACGTTATTCGTCCATGTGCCACTTTGAGTCACCGCAACCGGATTAGTAACCGTCGTCAAAGTCCCGACGTTCCAAGTTCCTGATTGAGTAACTGCCTGAGCACTGGGAAACACGACATTGAAAGGATTAGCCGCTATACCAGCCTCAACAGGAGTGCCCGCTGTCCTGAAAACCAGATTTGTCAGCAGAGTGGTAAACACCCCGCCTGAAGTATCTGTATCAAAGGCCCTTGCAGAAACCATGTTGGTGCCGTCACTGAACCCAACCGCTGTGCCCTGAGAAGGAACCGCAGCTCCAAACGTCGAACTCGTTCCTCCCGCAGCCGCAGTAACCGCAACCCTCAACGCTCCAGTGGCATCAGTGGTGAGTGGAATGTAGTCAAGTGTCGTCCCCGCCAGCACTGTCCCTGCGTCATTCCTGACCGCCAAAAACTGCACACCACTATCCCCTGTCGTGTGCCCGCCGTCTTCGGGAAACTGAGTCACCGAACCCCCTCCCCCGCCAGCTCCTCCAGATCCTCCTCCCAGCGTGGCAGAAGCAACCACTGTCACTGTTCCTGATGCATAGACAGTCGCACATGCCCGGATATGGCTTGCACCTGTAAACGATCCTGTATACATCCCAACCACAGTGGTCGTTGTCGAGGGAGTGCTGCTGTTTGAAGCTACGACATTGAGGGGCCGGTAGTTTGACCCATCAGAGCTAACCTCAAACTGCACCGTCGCATCGAATGATCCTGTGATCTGAAAGCCAAACCCAGGAAAACCAAATGTCGTTACAGGAACAGAACAATCCCCCTGACTCGTCAGAGTATCGGCTGCTGACCTTGGCAGAATCGATCCAATTGTCTGTAATGGGAACTGAGCCCAGACCGTAGTCGGGATCAGCATGAAAAGGGCGAGAGAGAGAATTGTTTTGAGTCTGTGCATCATGAACCTTGAAAATTAGTTTACAGTAGGTTGAGGCTCGTCTTCAACGACCAATCTTCCCACCTGTGCCACTGCCACAATAGGGGTTGACGACTTCTGAGCATCAAACATCGCTCCCATAAGCCGATAAATACCCTTACACGCATTACACATCACCTGAACCTGAGTAGAGGGGATCAAAAAGGGGCTATTCCCCGGCTTACATAAACAAGTCACTACAGCCGAACAATCCCCTGCATGAACCGCATGAGTCTGCCCAATCAAAGGAATTTCATTCAAATTCATTATTCCCTCGGCAAATTAGCCCGAACAATATCAGCAACCGATCGCTTCCCGCCCTCATCTGCCACTCTTTCTGCCTCAACCCTTGTATCTTCAGTATTCGCTTTGGGCTTCTTGGACATTTCAGCCAGAATCTCTTTCCTCAAAGCCTCCTTATTCGCCCGACCTTGAGCTTCCAGTGCAGGAATGACAACCTCCCTATAGGCATCATGCAAGGTCGCTTGAGGGTTCTTACTCAAAAACTGACCAATCGCCTGTTCATTCTCATTGAAACCCTTCCAGCTCTTCCTTGCACCTTCCAAAACTACCCTGTTTCTCTCTCTTGCCTCATTCCAGATTTTTTCCGACTTATACCTCTGTTCAATCGGCCCGAACCTCGCTTCCAGCTTCTTCATCAGCCCGGATTCGATCTGCTGACCGTGCCAACCCAATAGCTCTTCAATCCCCTTGTCATCGTAGTATTGAAACTGGCCATCGGGAGTCGCTGCATTTGGTTGAGGACGCTGAGCAATCTCCTCAGCCTTTTCCCTGATCTCCTTGAACTGAAGCAGATCCCCATACCGCTTATCCTTCATCAACAGCTCTACAAAGGCCTTAGGATCACTTTCAGCCAATGCCAAGGCCTGGAGCGCAGCCTGAGCTTCCTTCTCCTCAGCCCACTTGACCTTCTCATACCTTTCCTGAGCCTCTTTGAGTTTCGCCTCATACTGATTCCGAGTCCTCGTCAGCACTGCCTGATGCCGTGGAACATCGATCTTCCCCTGAAGCTTGGGATTTGCAGCCGCAAGCTCCTGCTGCAACTTGGCAATCTCAGCCTCCTCGGCTTCTTCCTCGGGGCTTGGAGTCTGAGGCTGAGGCTCTACTTCAACCGGAGCTTCCTGCTCTTCCTGCTCTCGGGGCTCTTCCTCTCGTCCTTCAGTGCCTTCAAGACTCTGAGTAATCACTTCTGACATATCCATAAACTAAATCACTCCTATGTTGAATCCCGTGAACCTTCCACTCCAGTCGTGCTCTGCTCACTGTAACGTCGATTAAGGGGCTGCACTACATCAGCAGGCCCCGGATGTTCAGGGTTCTCACCTGTTGGTGCTCCTTCACTCGGAGGCTGACCTGGGCTTGGGACCATTGACGGATCTTCTATCCCCGCTGCATCCTCAATCAGCTTCTTTGCAGCCGCAATATCATCCGGAGTCAAAGGATCAGGCCCCTGTTGAATAATCGCTACAACAATCGGATTGAGCAAATCTTCCCCCTTGAAGCTGTAAGACTTCTTCGGAGGCTCTTCTTTCGGCGGCTGTGGAGGAGCCATCGCTTTAGTTGGGTCTATTCCGTGCATCAATAGAACTTCCTGCACAAGCCCTTGAGGATTTATGAGAGGGTCTTTCCTGAGCAACTTATAGAGGTTCAAGCTTTCGGCTCTCTTTTGGCCCACGTCAACCCTCAACTGACTATCAGGTTTGGCTTCAAATATAAAATCCCCCCTGATCATCTCTTTGTTCCATGCCTGGAGACTGGCCAATCCAGTCTGACCAACCACTTCTGCATAGTCCATATCATCAGAGAAGAGCTGCATCAAACTCCCAACTCCCTCTGCCACTTCCATGAAAAACCTCAGGACCATTGATCGTTCATAATCCAGCCTCTCATTCAGTGCCGTCTGCATGGCATTGATCTCGGTCGCAGTCGTTTCTCCAGGTTGCTGAGCGGCTTGCTGAGGAGCCCCCATGCTCCACGCCTCATCCAACTCCTGCTTGGCAACCTTGTCGAACTCAAAATTCTCCCTCCCGTATTGAGCCCTTGCCACTTCTCCAATAGCATTATTCCCCGGCCCATTCATCGGGATGATGTTCTGATACTTTCCCTTTCGCATCAAATCAACAATCTCTTCATCAACCATGTTGACATCAACCCAGCGCATGGGCAGGCTACTCTCCCTCTGCCTGACCATCTGGCTCCTGCCCCTGATCAACTCCCTGACCTGTGGCCTGCCAATTTCTGAGTCTGAGGGCGGCACTGCCATATCACTGATATAGGTCAGAGTCAGCACTTTGATCGGGAAAGTCGTCATCCCAATCCACTGCCCTGACTCCTGCTTATACTCCTGCCACTTGAACTCCTCATCGATCACCTTGGCCTTGTCATTGGGCAATCCATTGACAATCACAACCCTCTTGATTTTTCGGGGGTCCTTTTCCTTTTCATCATATACAGAACAGCGATAGAAAATTTCTGAGTATCTGACATACGCATCGCTGCTCCTCTGCTGCTCTTCATAGTCCTTGATCAGCCTCCACTCGTGATCGGTAATCTCTTCACCCTTGAAATCCGCATCTACCCATCCTCTTCGCCTTGCTTCAGCGATGGGTAAATACCCCTCCCATCCAAGCCACGGGGCCTCCTGCCAGTCCGACCCTGAAAACTCTGAAGGCCAGAGAAAGTGTGCTGGGCTGATCCTTCGCGCATAGTAGCATTCATAAACCGCCTGAGGGGTCTGTATGGATTCGATCTGGCCAGCCGTCTGCATTTCCTTCCAAACGTCTGCCTCATAATCCTTTTCCTGTTGAACCGTGGCCTCTTTGTAGTCAAACTTTCCTTCATAGCCGATCTTGCACACTCCTATGCCTGCCGCATTAATAACATCGGCAAGGACTTCGTTCATCATATGGTGGGCTTTGACCTTATGTGTGAGCTGGAAATTGACAGCAGAAGCAAATACCGGCGCAGCCCCGGCAAACTCAGGCATTCTCGGCCTTAACTTGATCTCCGGCACCTGATAGAAAAGCTTGGCCTGCTTATTTTTTGTGCGGCTCCAGTCCTGAGGCACATTGACAGTATCATCGGTAGGTTTGGTCCTGAACGGCTTACCCCTCCGATAGCTGACATTATCCTGCCAAGTCGTCAGCATGGATCGTCTCAGCTCTTTACAAGCACTGATCCGTCCCTTCCAAGCTCCCGCAGAAGTAGGTTTATCAATCACTCAATTACCTCACGCTCTCTTCGCCAAGTATGTCATCCCTCTCGCTCGTTCCCCTAATCAGGCGTCTCAGTTCGGGGGGTAGATTGGCAAAGGGATCTCCAATCTTTACTCTGGAAGGAGCTGGTCTGCTCATGGCCCAATATCTCAAGGCATCGGCAGCATGGTCCTCAACCCCCTCACCCTGAGAGATATCAGAAGGCTTTTTAGGATCAACCTGGAGGCTGGGCAAGGTTCTTATTGTATACGGTGCGCCCATATACCCTGCTCCAAGCTCAGTTGGGTTCAAAAACCTCAACCTAGGCCTCACCATTACTCCATCAGCATACTCTCCAACCAGCCAGCTATGAACCCTTACCCAGCCATTCTCTCTATCATTATCCGCCGCAATCATTCCCACACCGTTCTTGGCAAAGGTATCCGCAATGCTCTCCCCGATCTCCTCATGAAAACATCTCGGGTCGCAAACCGTGTATCTGATCCTCATTCCCTCGCTCTTTTCCTTGATAATCCTCGCTGCCTCCTCAGGAATCTTCCTAGTAAAAACCCACTCCTTGATCACAATCGCCGTCCCATCGGGCAAGTGAGCAACCCACAGACAAACCCCCGGCTCAGCCTCCGAATATCCCCAATCCAAAGCCCGCGTGATCTCAAGGTGCCCGAGTTTGAGCAACGGAACCCCGTTATAAGTCGGCAGTTGACTAATACAATGCCACGTATTTCCTTCCTTCGTCTCCTTGAACTCGCTGAAAAACTGACCCTCAACCAGCCACTCACCATCCTTATATGCCCGCCGCAGTGCTTCTGAGGGCAACATCAACAGCCTTCTCTCATACTCCTGACGATCAGCATGGGGGTTATCAGCCAGATTCGCCTGAATATCTACCCACTCTTTCGGATCATACTTCTCGTTCTCATCAAAAGTAATGCTTTTGTCGATAAAATACCGCTTGACCCAACTTGCTCCTGTGCCAATCGGATTCGTCGCGGCTCTCACATACGCCTTCCTCCCACTCGTCCTAGTTGTCCTCGCTGATCCTGCAATCCTGATGAACTGATCAAACGTAAAGGTCGTCAGCTCGTCAAACCCGATCCAATCCCACTCCTGACTCAGATAATCTAAAATGGCAGCATCACTCTCGCAATGACCAAACTGGAGCTTACTCGCATTGTGATACTCGATAAAATGGTGTGTGCGATTGAAAGGTTTTGCTCCCAGCTTCTTCGCCTCAACCTCGGCCCGGTCGAAGTGCGACCCTCTGAGCTGAGGGAAGGTCCGTCGCAGAAGTAAAGCCCTGTGCCCGTCTATGCGTAAGTTCCGCATATGAGCATCCCACCTGAGAGCGGTAGACTTCCCTGAATTCCTGCCTCCATGACTCAGCGTATAGGGAGCATCACTTTCATGAAAGGCGACCATCTTGGGATTGGGGTAGTAAAGGATCTCTTCCTTCCCCGTTGCCCTGTCCTCTACCACAACCGAAAATTCTTCTTTACCTACCATACCTACAAAAGTGCTCCAATCCTGACTCCCAGATACATGATCTTCCTTTTCCACCAAGGAGCCCCGCAAATCTCCAGAGCCTCCACAAAAATCCTATCCGCCAGAGCCCTGTCAATCTTCGGCTCCATATTCAGCCCGTAATTGCACAAATAGTCATGCACAACAGCAGCGGGACCATACTGAGTCTTTGGAAAAAGCCTCCAGAACGGCCTTGGAACTGAATTGAAGTCTGTGGTGAATGCTGAGGGAATCTGTATCCTTCCCATCAAAAGCGAATAATAAACCAAATCTTCCAGCAGCAGCCAACTGAAACCATCCACATACTCGACTCGAATCTTGGTCGCAAAATAGGGGGGCTCGGGTTCCGCAATGACTTTACTGTCAGCAACCGTCAGTTTTACATCAACATACTTTTCCGGATCAGTCTCCAGAACCTTCTCAGTCTCATCAACCTTGGGCTTCTCCATCTTTACCTCTGTCTAATGCACAATCATCATGGGCTTACCTTCTTCACTCTCCTCAAGATCGTCAGCCAGCTCTCTCAAAGCCTCACAAATCATCTGGGTATTTGTCACTCTGGAAGTATTGTCGTGAGAGCACATGATCAGAGCCCTTGCCAGCCGAGAGGTAAAAATCAGAGCAGCACTCATCCCATCGGCGGCATTGATTCCCTGAACCTCAGCCATCAGGGCCTCTTTGAGCCTCCCAACAAGCTTCTCTATGGTTTCTTCCCTCTCATCAGGGTCCATATCCCAACTATGGCACACCGTTTGCTAGGCTATTAGAAGCCCCCTCCTAGAAGGCCTCCCTTCAGTCCACGAGCCTTAAGTCCGCTGTCGGGAGCTAGGATGGGGGTGTTATTGAAATGACTGATCAGGAATTTTTGCAGCTCCTTGGCCTCATTTTCATGCTGGCTGGAGCCATCGGCATTGGCTCATGGCTGGGGAAGAAGTTTGAAGGAGGGGGTTGGGATGACTAAAAAAGCTTGGGTCGTAGTCTGGGGAGACGCCCACCTGAACGCTCTCGATGAAGCGGAATCGAGTGATATTGTTCACCGGCCCTGGAAATACACCACTCTCGGTCTACTCGTCAGGACCGACCCGGAAGGCGTCACCCTAGCAATGGATCAAGGAGAGGATGGCAAATTCCGCACTCGCACCTTCATCCCCCGCTTGATGGTTATTGATGAGTGGGAAATTCCCCTCAAAAAGCCTCAGAAAAGAAAGCGCAAACCTCCAATCCTCCCCGAAATTGGTGTGATTGAAGGGTAATTCAACGGGCCTGTGGTTGGAATTGGCATACACATCTGACTCAAAATCAGACGGGACTTAGCAGCCCATCCCGGTTCGAATCCGGGCAGGCCCACCACCTTCCTTTTCCAAGAGTGATCTCCAACCAACTACCTCCGCATCGCGGAGTTGCCCCCCAACCTACCTCAACCCTTTCCCCAGATGGCACAGCGATTGCAGAGAAAAGAGGCATGACCCTGATCTATGAGTTTGGACTGGCAATATGCTTGATAGCAATCCTGATCTTGGGACTCATCGCGGTCGGAGCATTGCTTGGCCTTGCAATTGGGGTCATGGGATGGGTTGCTGACAAGATTTCAGGAGATCGTCTATGAACGCCCACACCGAAAAAGCATTCGAGGAGATCGCAAGAGAAGCTGTAGGCAAGGCAGCCAATGTCGATTGTTCTACTGAGGACTATCGTCAAGGGCTCCGTCTCATCATCGAAGAACTTGAAATGGATCGACAGGCATCGCTGGAGATGGATGGCGAGGATGATTAATAGTAGGGTGCTCTACATCGGAGCTTTCATCAACTTCCTGCTCCTGGTTTTCAACCTCGTGATCGAGAGCGATCATATGGCTCAGATAGCCTATATCATCGCTGTCATCCTGTTCTGGATCGGCTTCTCAATCAAGGAAAAATCTGATGGCTAATGGGACGAAAATGCGAAAACCCTTCAACCGTCTGCTGGTGCTGGAAAAGCTCTCCAAGCACGGCATCAAGGCCGTCACCATTCCCGGCCCCTCCAACACCCCTGTGCTCAGCCACTTGGAAGCCCGCGAATCCGCTCACATCGGGCTCAAGCTCTGGGGCTACATCGATTCCCTCGATTCGCAGTTGAGGAGAATTTAGGTGAAAAAATCCATCACCTTCTGTGACTACTGCTCAGCTCAAACTGATCTATTCACTACTATCCACATCCCGATCGATCGTCAATCTGACGGCAACGGTATGGAGATCATCCAAGCCGAGTTCGATCTCTGCCCTTCATGTTCAGGTAGCATGCTCAAGGCTGTATTGAAGGATTTTGTCAAAGACAAGGACTATAACGTGCTCACAGCCATAGCTAAATTCTGGAGCCTCAAACACCCCTTCAGGAGAGTCTGAATGCTCGTCCTCCCTTTCCTCATCATCGGCTACTGGACCGGCAGATACGCCTCCAATGCTGAATCCCTCGGCTTCCTTCTCGACTCCCTGATGTCACTACTTACCGGAGTCACACTCCTTTTACTCCTCGGGTTTGCTATCTGGCAGCTCTCTACTTAGCTCTCACCCGCGCTTTGGCGGGCTTGGACCCTCTCCCCGATCTGCTCCCGGTTTTTTTGATTCTCTCGCTCGTTATAGATGTTCTATAGCAAAGACATAGTTAACCTAGGCCTCTCCACTAGGCAATCAAGTGAAGCACTAACCTTGCTGCTCCTCATCCTCCTTGACTACCTCACCATCAGTCGGCTCACTCTCAATGACAATGTCCTCCCTTTGCGGATCAAGACCCGCGAGTCGCACACCTACTTTGACTAGCACACCACTTTGCGATGCAAAGCTTGT